ATTTTATTCATGCTATTATTACAAAATTATAGGAGACAAATATGGCAAGTATTAAAAATCATCAATCAACTGATGTGACCAAGCTACTATTGGTAGGCGACAGTGGTTCTGGTAAGACGGCTTCATTAGCTCAACTCGCAAATGCAGGATACAACTTACGTATCTTGGATTACGATGACGGCTTGGCTATCCTTCCAGAATTTTTGACGGCAGACGCAGTAGATAGAGTGAGTTACGTCACTTTGAAAGACCCCATCGGTAAAGCTGATGCTTTTCGTAGGGGAGTAAACCTTATCTCCAACTGGAAAGATGAGGAAGAAGACTTAGGTCCTGTTAATAAATGGACATCGAAAGATGTGCTCGTGATAGACAGTTTAACTCTAATGGGTGAAGCTGCTTTAAGGGGGGCACTTGTATTCAATAACAAGAAGCCAACCGACCAAGCAAGTCAACCCGAATGGGGAACTGCGGCGCGTGATGTACAACACATCATCCAATATATAACAGGATCAGAGGTTCCGTGTAATGTGGTAGTCACAACACATATGCAATATATGGAAGGAGACTTGGGCGTGTCTAAAGCATACCCAACTAGTGTCGGCTCTAAACTATCTACTAAATTAGGTAGATATTTTAACTGCGTATGCCGAGTAGATACTAGAAGTTCTAGTAAAGGTACTGAGCGAACTCTCAGAACAGTATCAGATCATCGCATGGATTTAAAAGTTACGGCACCTAAATTAATAGAGCCTAACATAGACTTAGATCTTGCGAAGTTATTTGAAGCTATTCAAAAGAATGCTCAACGAAAATTATCCAAGAAGGATAATGTAATTAACATCAATCAAGGAGGTAAATAATGGCTGATGTAAATGATTTCTTATCGATGAATCCAGAGGATATACCAGAGTCGATTACACTACCAGAGGGTAGCTACGACTTTGTTATTACATCCTATCGTACGGATAAAGTCGGTGAGAACCAAAACGAAATCGTGCGAATGAACTGTAAGGCACAAGCGGTTTTAGAATCTGACATTACTGATGCAGATTTAGAAAACTGTGACGGCACAAGGTTAGAATTTTGGGCAACCAAAAAAGCACTGAGACAGGGTAACCCTGTGATTTCACTTAAAGCTTTCCTAACGAAGACACTCGGTATGAGTGGCAACTCGTTCGGTGAAATGCTTGAACAATCTATCGGACAATCGTTTAGTGGTATAGTTAAACACGCGATGGTTGGACGTAACAAAGATATACTACAAGCTTCTGTAAGCAGAATCTTAAACAACAAGTAGTATAACAATGGGTGAGTATGCTGTAAACAAACGAGTACCCTCTCAACTTAAAGAAGGTGCAAAGATAGCCATCGTTATGGACTATCCCAACTCTAATGAAGTTCGTTTAAATAAAATACTTGCAGGAGATTTTATCATCAATAAGATTTGTAGACTAGCAGGGATACAAATAGAAGATTGCATGCTCACCCACACCATACAATTAAAACCTGCACAAGACAATCCCCAAAATTTTTTTCACAAACGTTCTGAATATAAAGCTTTGTGCAAAGACAGTGAGTGGCGTTCTCCCTATCCAATTACCACCTATGGCTACCTCAAGCAGGAGATGGAGCAAGACTTACAACGTTTGTACAATGAGCTCAATGAGGCTAACCCTAATGTTATTATAGCAATGGGGGGAGTCTCATTATGGGCACTCACAGGATTTGATAAGGTCGGAGTATATAGAGGAGCAGTTATACCTACATCTGCTGAACAATTTAATAGACAATATAAAGTTGTACCTTCTTATAATCCTTCTGCTATAGTTAGAAACTATGGCTTTAGAGCGCATGTGTTTTCTGATTTTAAAAAAGCACAACGCGAATCAGAGTTTAAACATATTAATTATACTAACAGAGAGTTATGGATTTCACCCAAGCTGGATGACTTGTATGCATTTGAATCAGAATACATACGTAGAAACAATGCAGAACAACCATTAGCTTTCGACATAGAAACAGCGGGAGGGCAGATAACGTGTATTGGATTTGCCCCCTCTTTAAATCATGCCATTGTGGTACCATTTAAATATAACTATTGGTCACGTGATGAGGAAGCGAAAGCGTGGACATGGGTTAAAGATTTATTGGAAGACACAAATCTAGTTAAGGTTGCACAGAATCAAATGTATGATGTGTCATGGTTAAACTATAAACAAAATATAATTGTTAAAGGTTTGATACATGATACTATGCATGCCCAACATGCATTGCAACCAGAAATGGAAAAAGGTTTAGGTTTTCTGGGCTCCATATACACTAATGAAAGTGCATGGAAAACATTAGCCAAGTTCTCTAAGAGCACAAAAGCTGATGAGTAGTGAAGCGCCCACATTTTTTTACAGCTAAAGCTGTTGACGAAAGATGGGGTGAGGTTGAAGCGCATGTCAGGGTATGGCGTGCTACCTTAGACCAACTGTTGCAAGACCTTATATATGAGGGCAACGGTAAAGAAGATAAGAAAGCACATCTCAATGCATGGGAGTGGTTTAAAGAAGACGAAGATAATTTTGAAATGGTGTGTGACTTAGCTGACTTGGATGCCGCCAGAACAAGACGAGAATTATTGGAATTAGTAGAGAGGACAAATGGTAATAAAGATAAACGAAAATTTAAAAACAGCCGCAAAAATCTTAGTTGGAAAGAGACATCTTGAGTACGGAGATAAGAAAACTAACCATGATAACATTGCAAAATTGTGGTCAGCTTATTTGGGCTATGATATTAATGCACATGACGTTGCTATATTAATGTTGTTATTAAAAATAGCAAGAACAAAATCTGGAAATCCTACAGCAGATACTTATGTAGATATGGTAGGATATTCCGCAATCGCAGGAGAGATCGTTGAGAATAGTAAAGAACACAGAGATAAGTGAGTTAGATTTATCCAAAGACGAATTGCTTTGGACATATTGTGCACTTGATTGTACCTTAACTCAAGAGATATGGTCTAAGATACATAAAGAATTTGATGGGCTTACTAAAAAAGTTTATCTATTTGAACTAGATAGTTTACAACCTGCAATGGAAATGATGTTGCGTGGTCTTAGGGTTGATGAGGATAAAGTAAAAGAAAAGAAAGAAGTATTGCGTAGTCGTAGAGTAAGACTAGAACGCATGCTTAATCTTTTTGCGCAAGGGGTATGGGGCAAAGACTTAAATCATAATAGTCCTGTACAACTTAAGAAAATTTTATATGAAGACTTAAGCTTACCACCTGTTGTGTCATACAAAGGGGGCAAGTCAAAGATATCCACTGACCGCGCCGCATTAGAACAGCTTGGGGAATTTTACCCAAGAGCAAAACCTTTTGCTCACACTATACTTGCACTACGTGATATAACTAAACAGCTTTCTGTTTTAGATTCAACGCGTGATAAAGATGGCAGGATTAGATGTTCATATAACGTAGCAGGCACAGAGACAGGCCGTTGGTCTTCTTCTGAAAGTCCATGGCGAACAGGGACTAACTTGCAAAATGTTACAAAGGAATTACGTTCTATATTTATTCCAGACAAAGACATGTTAATGTTCTATGCGGATTTAGAACAAGCGGAGTCTAGAGTTACTGCTTATATTGCAGGTGATGAAGGTTATATAAATGCATGCGAGAGTACAGACTTACATACGGAAGTTGTTAAAATGGTTTGGCCAAACTTAGGATGGTCTGATGACCCAAAGCAGAACAAAGAGTTAGCAAACAAACCTTACTATCTTCACTTCACTTATCGTGATATGTGTAAACGAGCAGGTCATGGTACTAACTATGGCATGTCGGCTCATGCATTAGCTAAACATTTAAAAATAAAAGTTTCACATGCGACAAGATTTCAGTTGCTTTATTATGGAGGTGTGGTACCATTAGCTTCTTTACAAAGATGGCACACCCAAGATAGAGAAGGAGGATTTCAAGAGTTGATAGACACAGGAGAACAAGTTGGTAATTTAATAAAGGTGACGGGAGCATTTCCTGGAATAAGAAAGTGGCACACTGATGTATCAAATGAATTAAAACAAACAGGATGTTTGATCACACCACTTGGTAGGCGCCGACAATTTTGGGATAGATTAAATGATAACTCTACATTGAGACAAGCTATTGCTTATGTACCTCAATCTACTATCGGTGACTTATTAAACTTAGGTTTATATAATGTATGGAGCAATGTAAAAGATGTACAGATATTAGGTCAAGTACATGATGCCATACTTGGACAATGCCACAAGGATAGAGTTGATGAACTTATGCCTAGGGTTTTGGAGCAAATGAAAAATCCTTTAGATATTAAAGGTAAACAAATGATTATCCCTTCCTCAGTTGAGGTTGGTAATACATGGAAGGATATGGAAGAATGGAAGAGATAAGAAAAATATATGTTGAAGACGGAAGTATTTTAGTAACAGAAGGAGACCGTACTACTAAGTGCAATGAGGCAGAGATAGAAGGACCTTCTAAAATAAGAAATAAAGACGGCAATGTGTGGATTGAAACTAAATCCAAGGTGGTTAAGCTAGTGCATATACCTAAAGAAAACGTTCAATTTCTACGCAATGAATAATGGCAAGAAATTATACAGATTATGTAAAGGCAGCTGTTGATGCGATCAAAGATAGTCCTATCCCTAAGCCTTTTGCTAGGTGGACTGCTTTATCTTCAATCGCAGGAGCACTCGGTCGAAGAGTTTGGTTTCCTATGCCTAATTATAATATTGGGTCTAATCTATTTGTTATATTAATAGCTAGTCCTGGTCGTAATAAATCAGTAAGTTTAATAATACCTTTCTCTAAAGTATTTAACAGGTTAACTACACCTGTTGGCACGACAGAAGATGATTCAACTTTTAACTCTGGCTTAGACCAGTATGGTTTAAGAAACTATCCTTTGTATTTAATTCAAGATAGAATTACTCCAGAAAAATTAGCGGTTGATATGACAAAGATCACGCGTTTGGATTTACGTTTGAGCAACCCACGACAAGAACAGTTCTTTGATTCATCTTTAACTTTAGTTACATCTGAGTTCGGTACATTCATGGGTCGTAATGAAAGATACCTTCAAATGTTTTTAACTGACATGTGGGATAGTAAAGATTCTTACAGCCACAAAACAAAAACTGCTGGTGAATATATAATAGAAGGACCTTGTTTGAATTGGATTGCATGTGCTACTCCAGAACAATTTGTAGATAACTTACCTGAAGATGCAAGGTCACAAGGATTATTATCTAGAATATTGCCAGTGTTTTACGAAGGGGAAAGAATACCTCAGGACTTAACACAAAAAGTTATAAGTGATAACACAATAGATAACTTAAGAAATGATTTAGGTAATGTAGCTAAGATGTATGGGCCTATGGAATTTGACAAGGATGCTTTCGAAGAAGCTAATGAAGATATTTATTACAACTTAAAACCAGAGCCAACTGATCCACATCTTTCAGAGTATTGCCAACGTAGAGTTTCACACTTTATAAAAGTTGCAATGGCTGTGTCTGCATCACGTAGATCAACAAGAAAGATTATGAAAGAGGATTGGGAAACTACTAAGGAGATTATGTTTGACATGGAACAGAACATGCCCAAAGCTTTGGAGGGTTTTGGTATGGCTCGTACTGGTAGGATAGCACATGACATGGGAGTGTGGTTGGATGCTACAATGGCAGTCAGCAAGAGACAACATGTCACATTGCGTGCGTTTAAACGCGAGTTACTCCGAAAGATTCCGAATCCAGGTGAGCTAGATCAAACGATCAGAGCCATGGAAGATTCTGGCTATATAAAAATGGAAGGCAATTTGGTTTTTGCCTGCAAAAAATGATTGACCTTGATAAGCAGAAATGATATACTGTTAAATTGGTCTGTATGAAAATAAAAGAATTATGAAATTAGATATTGATAAAACAAAAGACGATCTGCTACCCCAAAATGCTGTGGATATCTTAAGGGATAGGTATATGTTACCAGAAGAAGAGTCCGCACAAGAATCATTTGCAAGGGCATGCATGGCATTTGCTGATAACAAAGCACACGCTGAAAGACTATATAAATATGTATCAAACCTATGGTTTATGTTTGCTTCTCCTTTACTATCTAATGGGGGCACGGACAGGGGGCTACCTATCAGTTGTTTCTTGAACTATGTACCCGATAGTAGAGAAGGACTAGCGTCCCACTATACTGAGAACATTTGGTTATCGAGTATGGGGGGTGGAATAGGTGGTTATTGGGGTCATATCCGCTCACAGGGACAGTCAACTAGCAAAGGTAATAAGACGACAGGGGTTATTCCATTCATGCACGTGGTGGACTCTCAAATGGTGGCATTCAATCAAGGTGCTACAAGACGTGGGTCTTACGCCAGTTACATGGATGTTTCACATCCTGAAATAATAGAGTTTATAGAGATGAGAAAACCTACGGGTGGTGACATCAATAGAAAAAATCTTAACTTGCACCATGGTATTAACATACCAGATAAGTTTATGAGGGCAGTTGAAGATGATAAAGATTGGGATCTTATTGACCCAAACAGCAAGCAAAAGGTTAAGACACTTAAAGCTAGATCTATTTGGATAAAGATATTAGAAGCACGCATGACAACAGGTGAGCCGTATCTTATGTTCATTGATACAGTTAACAGAGGATTGCCTAAGGAATTAAAAGACAAAGGATTAAAAGTTAATCATTCTAATTTATGTAGTGAGATTACTTTACCTACTAGTGAAGACAGGACAGCAGTATGTTGTCTATCTAGTTTGAACTTAGAATATTTTGATGAATGGTCTAAAGATGAAATGTTTATAGAAGACATAGTAAGAATGTTAGACAATACTTTAACGGACTTCATTAAGAAAGCACCAGATAATATGTGGCGTGCTGTTAATAGTGCAAAGTCTGAGCGTTCAATTGGTTTGGGAGCCATGGGTTTCCACTCCCATCTGCAACGTAATGGTATTGCTTTGCAAAGTCCTATGTCAATGGGACCTAACATTAAAATATTCAAACACATTAAAAAGAAATGTGACGAAGCAAACTTATTGCTTGGTAAAGAAAGGGGTGAAGCGCCTGACCTTAAGGGAACAGGCAAAAGATTTTCACACATGACAGCTATTGCACCCAATGCAAGTAGCTCTATTATATGTGGTAATACTTCACCTAGCATAGAACCTTTACGTGCCAATGCGTTTTCACAGAAGACATTGAGTGGTTCTTTTTTAATAAAAAATAAATACCTTGAAAAATTATTAGAGGAGAAAGGAAAGAATACTAAAGATGTTTGGAAGAGTATTATTTCTAGTAGAGGAAGCGTGGATTCGTTCGACTTCCTTACGGCGCAAGAGAAAAATGTATTTAAAACCGCCATCGAAATTGACCAAGCGTGGTTGGTGGACTTGGCTGCGGAACGTCAAAAATATATTTGTCAAGCGCAAAGCTTAAACCTTTTCTTCCCACCAGATGTAAACGTGAGAAGATTAAACAATGTCCATAAGAGAGCATGGGTTAAAAAACTAAAGACTCTATACTATTGCAGAAGTGAAGCAATTAAAAGAGCAGAAAACATATCAACAAAAATAGAAAGGAAAGTGAGACAAGATAGCGAAGAAGAAGAGTGCGTTATGTGTCAAGCATAGAGGTAGAATTATGAGCATATTTAAAGAAAGAGATTATTATAAACCATTTGAATATCCATGGGCATTTGAAGCCTATGATCTGCAACAGAAAATGCATTGGTTGCCCAGCGAGGTACCACTACATGAAGATGTAAATGATTGGAATAATAAAATGGATGAAGGGGAAAAGAATTTAGTCAAACAAATACTAACGTTCTTTACTCAAGGAGATGTTGATATAGCACAAGCTTACATGGATGTATACATACCCATGTTTAAGCAACCAGAAATTCGTATGATGTTATCAGCTATAGCTACAAGTGAAGCGAACCATGCCCACTCTTACTCATTACTTAATGATACAGTTGGAATGGATGATGGGGATTACCAAGCGTTCCAAGAAATAAAAGCAATGAATGATAAGCATGAATACCTATGGCAAAATAAAGGGGGCACAGACGAAGAGAAAATGATAAGAGACATGGCAGTGTTCTCTGCCTTTGGTGAAGGACTTCAGTTGTTTGCTAGCTTTGTTATGCTGTTAAACTTTACAAGGTACGGTAAGATGAAAGGCATGGGACAGATTGTCGCGTGGTCTATCAGAGATGAGTCACATCATGTGGAAAGCATGATTAAGTTATTCCATTGTTTGTTGGATGAAAAGCCTAAGGTTTGGAATGACAATTTTAAAAAGAGTTTATATGATATATGTCGTGACATGGTGTTACTTGAAGACAAGTTTATTGATTTAGCTTTTGCTATGGGACCTGTTCAAGGACTCACAGCTGTTGATGTTAAACAATACATAAGACATATAGCAGATAGAAGATTACTACAGTTAGGGTTGAAACCTAATTACGGAGTAAAAGATAACCCTCTCGAATGGGTCGATTGGGTAGTTAATGGAGTAGAACATACTAACTTTTTTGAGAATAGAGCTACAGAGTATGCGAAAGGTGCAGTAACTGGCACTTGGGCAGACGCTTTTTAGCTTGACACGAATTGTAAAGTATGCTATTATTATAAGTTCAAGGGGGGCACAAAAGGGCACTCTAACTATCTTTGAAAACCTTGGTAGTTGGTGTGTCCTTTAGCTTTTTAAGAGGAGTGTGTGTGAAAGATTTAAGCAAAGAAGAATATAAGACGTACTTAAAAGAGTACAGAGAACGAGGCAATGCGGCCTTCAGAAAATCACGTAACAATAAAATTGATAAGCGCGAAAGAGAAGAAGCATATCGCCAGCATTTAAATTGTGCGGCAATGATTAGAAACATGAATTATAAAATGAACCATGGTGATTGGTTGTATGATGACAGACCAAATGGTAGCTTCATAAAATTTCATAGAGTACTGGCTTCGGGTGATCCAAATAAGATTGGAAAACTATTCGACAATTTTGGAAGGGAAGTAAATGTATCAAGAAAAACAAACTAAGTATGATCCCTACGCCAAGAAATTATTTTATGAATTTAGAAAAGACAGAAAAAAGCGTATCCCTTTTTGGGAACGGTTAGACTTTAAAGACCGAGATGAGTGGCGTGGTATTGCTCAACTCATGAAAAGAGAACGTAGATATTTTAAAAAGCTACGTAAAAAAACAGGAGACAAAAATGAAAAATCTATTACAAGAAGCGGTTAATGCTGTAGTCTTAGCAAAAGGAAATAAGTCCAATGCAGCTAGAGCTTTAAACATTCCACGCACCACTCTGATAAGCAGACTGGAAGCGGCTGAACGAGAGGGTACTAAACCCACAGTTAAATCTCCTAACTTAGAAGTAGCTTTAGCTGAACAAAAAGTTGTTTACGACTCTCAAATAAGGGAGTTGAAAAAACAATTAGATGAAGCCATACAACAAAATGTTACATCAGATTATGTCAGAAAGAATGTATTCAAACTGGGAAAATATAAAGCTAGTCCACCTAAGTGGTTGGCTAAATCTTCTCCAGCAACAGGGGCACCTGGTGTTCCCACTCTGTTCTTATCTGATTTCCATTATGGTGAAGTGGTCAGACCAGATGCTGTAAATAATTTAAACACATTTAATAAAAAGATTTCGCAGTTGCGATTGAGGTCTACTGTAGAAACAGCAATAGACCTGTGCCATAATCACATGGTTAACCCCAAGTATCCAGGAATTGTCTTGGCTTTAGGGGGAGATATGATGTCTGGTTCTATTCATGATGAACTAATAGATACTAATGATGGCACTAATATAGATCATGTGTTGGAATTATTTGACCAACTGATATGGACAATCAATGCACTAGCAGACAAGTTCGGTAGAGTTTTTGTACCCACTTGTTATGGTAATCACTCCAGAATGTATCAACAATACAGGAATAAAGAAGCGGCCCATCTAAGTTTTGATTGGTTGCTATATAATATGTTGGAAAAACATTTCAAGAACAGCAATGACAATCGTATTCAATTCCAAATATCCACAGGATTTGATACGTATTATAAAATATATGACACAAGTTACTTATTGACACACGGAGACAGGCTAGGTGTCCGAGGGGGAACTGGCATCGTGGGTATGCTTGGGCCTATAGCCCGTGGTGTTCAAAAAGTTAGATCAGAGTATACCAACTTTGGTAAGTCCATTGACTATGTTATCATGGGGCACTACCATCAGTATATCTCTATTAAAGGAGCCATAGTTAATGGCTCGCTTAAAGGTTATGACGAGTATGCAATGAGCAATCGTTTTGCTTTTGAGATTCCTAAACAAGCTTTATGGTTTACACACCCACAATATGGTGTAACTTTCCAGGTTCCTGTGATCGCCGAGCAAGGTGTTCCCAAGAAAACCAAGAAAGAATGGCTTCAATGGGCGGCATAAAGTAAGTCATTGGGGGCTTGAATGTGCCCCCTTTGTCTGTTATAATAAGGGGTTCGAACAAACCCACAACAAGGAGTATACTATGGCAATGGGATTAAAAAGAAATAAAATGAAAGCGCCTAAGAAAAAGCAAGGATACAAAGATCGTAAAGATGAATCTATTGCTATGCGTATCAAAAAGAAAAGAACTAAGAAACAACTTAAAGCTTCAGCTAACGAATCTTATGGTAAATGGGGTAGTAAAGCTAAGAAGTCTGGTAAGATTAATAAATAATGTCTGAAGATAAGTGGACAGAAGATCAGGATTTTCAAATGGGAAAAGTAAAAATAGGCGGAGACGCAGTTAAGGTAGAAGATGACGGTAAGCAGAAGTCAGACGGGAAAGACAGTGAGTCTTAAACCGCCTGCGCATTTACAACATCGAGTTACTTATAGCTCATCACCAATGAAAAAAAGGGAGAAGAAGCGCAAGCCTCTTCTTCCTGCGACCAAAAAGAATTTTAAAAAATACATACCTCATAAAATTAGAACACCACATTTAACTGCAGGAAGTGTATTTAAAAATATACCCGACCCTCAATGATTAAAATATATTTATTATTAATGCTGATATCTATGCCTAACATGCCTTCGGTAAAATACCAAGCGGCATTATATCCTAATGAGGGTGAGTGTGAAATGCAAAAACAATTTTTCTTAGATGCTTACATGAATCAAACTGATGATTATAAAAATAATATTGTAGTGGATGCACATTGTATTCCATTTGAAAGTTTTCCTATTAAAGGATTGCCTAGCCCAAGCAATACAGGACTAGGAATATAATGGATTGCGATACTTGTAAAGTATGTGGGCACGCTTGTCATTGTTCTAATGGCGGCTCATGTTGTGGTGGACAGTGCGAGTGTATGAACTGTGAACATCCTGAAAAAGAAAATGAAAAGTCTGTGGATTTTGATCCCGACTTTGATCTTACTATACATTAATATGTCTGGGTTAGATATGCTAATATCTCTAGTGGACAAGGTTACTGGGGGTGGTAAAAACGACACCTTCAAAGAGGAATTAGGTATGTCAGAAAGTTCAAATAATTATGATATAGTTAACAAACAAGGTTACATGGGCAAGTACCAATTTGGTGATGCAAGATTAGAAGATTTTAAAAATGCTAACAAAGATTATAATTTTACTTCTGACGAATTTATAAACAACCCAGGTCTACAAGAAGATGTAATGACGTGGCATGTTAATGATATTAATTCATACATTGACAGCCGTGGATTAGATAAGTACATTGGTGAAAAAATTGGAGGAGTTACAATAACTAGAGAAGGTTTGATTGCAGGTGCTCATCTTGGCGGCAGGACTGGCCTTATGAGATTTTTAAATGGTGGTATGAAAATACATGGTGAACACGATAAGCATGATGGCTCGAAAAAAGAGCCAGGAACTTATATATCAGACTATATAATGAAGTTTAGTTAATGAATGCTAGAAGCATTATTACTAGCAATATTTGGCTCACTTGTAGCAGGAGCAGTAACAGACGGTGCAGTTCAATCTGCAGAGGGAGGATTTAATATGCTTGGTGGATTACCAGTTGAAATGATTACAATGCTTGGCTCATCTTTGTTAGGTGGGTTCATGTCTATTTGGGGACAGAGTATAAAAGCTAAACAAGCTGAACAAAAAATGTTACTTGCCCGTGGCAAGTTTCAAATGGAAGCTATAGAAAAAGCTAGAACATATGAGAACAAAGGGTTTCAATGGACAAGACGTATCATTGCTTTATCCGCTGTCTTTGCTATCATAGTATGGCCTAAGATAGTACCTGTATTTTTTGATACAAGTGTGTGGATAACATGGACAGAATTTTCTAGAGGATTTTTATTTTTAATTGAAAAGAAAGAGATTGTAATGGACAAAGAGTTTTTTGGTGTAGTGATAACTCCACTTGATACACACTTAATGTCTGCTATTATTGGACTATACTTCGGTGGCAGCTTAGTTAAAAAATAATGAAAGTATCTGAACAAACCAATGTGCAGATGCCACTTAAAACAGTTGTATCTTTAATTACATTAGTAGCTGTAGGAACTTGGGCATACTTCGGCGTGATTGAACGCTTAAATAATATTGAGACTCAAGGT